AACCCGGATTGACATGCGCGCCTTGAGGACGTCGCAGAGTTTGTCGGGGTCACAGTTGGCCGGCCATTCCTCGACGGCCATCTCGATGAGCCGGTCGCGGATCCGGGAGTGGGCCGCGAGCCGCAGACCGCCGCGCTTGGTGACGTATGACTTGAGGGGCGTATACATCAGTGTTTGCCCGTGCCTTTGCAGATCGGACAAACCACAAACACGGTTCCGTCACCAATTTTTCCGGCGCCCCGGCAATTTTCACAGCGTCCCGATGGGGCCGGCTTGGCCGTCCCCGACTGCATGAGGGCGTAGCGGCCGGCGGCGGCGACAAATGGCTGCAGGTCTTGCCCCCTGCGAGGCAAGGCGACGCATCCTGGCAAGAGGGCCAACGTGGCAAACACAAGAGCGCGGGTCATACGTTGCCGACTGCTCCAAAAGTAGTGTGCTGCCGACGCGGCCAGCCGGCCACGCTCGACAGGGCAATGCACTGGGCTTTGTCGATCGTCGAGGCCAGCGCCCAATACGAGCCGTGCGGAATCTCGATCGACGTCCCCATGATCTTGCGGGGGCCGGAGTTCCAGGCCGCCCACGAGTTGTTCCACAAGACGAGCGCTTGGCCGTACTTCTGGTGTGTTTCCGGCCGGTCGTCGTACCCCAGGAAACTTTGCGCATGGTGCCAGATGCCGACCTGACGGGAAAATCCGTCTTCGTTTCTGGTCCGCTCAAAAGCCATGGAACTGCAATTGAAAATCCCATAGCCCTGAAACAAAAAGTCCCGGACCTGCTCGCGGCCGGACAGCACCGTGGCCGTGCGGGCGATGTGCTGCGAGGACTCGTCGAGCCACTTCTGGCTCGGCTGGCGAGAGCCACCCAGACGGATGGTCTTGTCGGTGTATTCCGTGAGGTCGATGCCGAACTCTGGGTAGGGCTTCCGAATCAAGAATCCCTTGGTCGTGGCGACCTGGGCCGCCTTGGAGCAAATCCAGCCGTCGCTGTCGTACCCCCGCCACGCCCAAAGTGACTCCGACGCGACCACCGAGTCTTTGACGCCGGCCTCGGGGAGTTCCGGCGCGCCTTCCAGTTTGCCAGTTTTTTCGTCGGGCTTGTTGCTGGCGATTTCCATCCCCAGCGACGTCAGCAGGCAGTTGGATGCCGCGCGGGCCACACAGTCGCCGGTCAGTTGCGTCGGCCCCGGCCAGCAGCCGGGGAACACAGACTGGACTGTGGGAAACAGAAGAATGAGTTTGCCCTTGCCGGCCTCGGCAAACTCCCAACTGTAGGCGACGCTGCCGCCATCGGGATCGCCGCCGCGGCGGATGATGGAGTCGACGAGTTCTTCGTCGGCGCGCGGATCTGGCCTGCAGCCGATGAAGCCGCCAGCGTAGGCGTCGAGTGGATTGAACTCGTCACTCATCTTTGCCGATGCCGAACGTCCATGAGAGTGCGCCGCAGGCTGCGATCAGCCGGGGCTTCGTCTCGTCATCGAGCGCCTTCTGGTCTGCGCCGAGCGCCGCCAGAAACGTCTGGTCGATGGCTTCCGCCAACCCCGAATACTTGCCCACGCTGGCCTTGTCGATCGCCAGCCGGAGCGTGCCGGCGTGGAATGCCACGAAATCATCGGTGGTCTTGATGATCGGCTGATCGCGATCAAAGTCGCGCAGCAGGATGAACGACATGGCTTCGTACAAGTTCGACAGGTACACGCGGTCGGTCGGCAGCATCTTGGCGGCGATGGGCCGCACCTGGGCCGACCACTCCAGAAACTCCTGCGCCGGCCTGGGCGTCGAGACTTCCTGGTCGCGAGGGGGCCATGGCAGATCGAGATCGACGCCCTTCCAGCAGAAAAACAGCAGCGTCAGCACGACGATCCACCTCATGTGCGAGTTCATCATTCGTCGCTCCCGTCAACGAGCGCCAGGGTCAGGACGTCGATGGCTTTCTTCTGGTCTTCACCGAGGCAGTCCGTCAGCCGGAGCCGCGTTCTCACGGCGGCAAGGTTGGCCATCGCCTCCTGGTAGTCAGGCGCGCTCGACGGCACGAGGGCATCCGGCAGCAACTTGAGTTGCGGCCACGCCGCCACGAGGGCGGCTAGACCGGCGGCGACATACTGCAGTGTGGTCATGCCAGCACCTTGGCGGCGGCCCAATCAAAGAACGCCTTCCCTTCCGGCGACCGGAGGACGGCCTCCAGGTGGTAAAGCGCCTCGTCGTCGATTTCGGTATTCGACTTGCCGGCCGCCCACTGCACGGCGGCAACCACGGCGAGCGACTGGTCGTGCGGGGTCTTGGCGGTCGCGACGGCCTGGAGGCGCCCAATGAGCGGCGCCCATTCGGCCAGCAGTTTCAGTTTTTCCAGGATCGGGAGGTTCGCGCCGTAGATGTCTTCAATCGGGTCTGTCATGTTTTGGCTCCTTGCCAGCGAGAAACTTCAGGTATTGCGGCGACATGGTGCGGGGTTGGCTCGTCAACTTGCCCCAGTGGCTCGGGGGGGGCTCGGGGACGAGATTCATGAGGGGCGGTGAGTCGTCTCCGTAACTCAATCCGGCGATGTAACGCGGCTCATCACTCATGGGCAGCGAACTGGATCACCGAATAGGCGTCATGGAAGACGCAGGCGGCGATGTCTTGAATTTCAGCCTTGGTGAGTTTGCGGTCGAACGTCCACACCTCATCCTCAATCTCCTTCTCGTCGATCTTGAGGAAGAGTCTGGCCTCCTTGCCAACCACCACAAGACGCAGTTCGGCTGTCATCGTTGTGTGGCTCCGTAGCATTATTCATTCTAGCGAATACCCCCGCGCCGAGTCGGCATTCCCGCTCCGCTTCACTCCAGCCGGCGCGGATCTCGGCGGCCGCGATGCGGATTTGCTCGGGCGAGGGGATGAACACCAGCGGCTCAACCCTGTCTTCCAGGCCGAGGGACTTGGCGTAGGCCACGAGTTCGTCGGACCCCATGCCCATTTCATCGCAGACTTCGTCGAACGACAGGTCGCTGTACGACCACAGTCGCCGCAGTTTCCGCTTCTGGTTGGCCAGTTCCTTGTTGGCCTGGATCTCCTCGGCCGACTTACGGGGAGACGGCATCGGGAATTATGGCCGCATACCGACAGCCTGGATTGAGGTACATCTGGAATCCGGCCCGTTTCATAGAGCGGTGCAAGGCAACGTGTTCGCAGTCGCCGCCGACATACTCGACGCCATCGGCCAGAAACGCGTCGCGGCGGTAGACCGTCAGGCCGCCGAACGCGGAGTTCATCGGGATCGGCTCGCTGCCGACCGGCGGCAGGAGCGAGTGAAACCAGACATGACTGCGGCGATCTTCCCACCAGTTCAATCTCGCGGCCCAAGCGTCGTACTGCGCAAGGCGCAGTTCGCCTTCGTCGCCGATCTCGGCGAACAGCGACAGGCTGGCCATGCCGGCAGGGTTTTTTCGCGTGTCGCTGGAGTGGTGCGCCAGCCAGCCCACGCTATTGAGCAGCCCGCCGGGAGAAAACCCGCCCATCGGGTCCATGTCCAGGACGGCAAAAAACCCAAAGTCAGCGGCGTTAGCCGCCGCCCACAGCCGGCAGCGGTTGCGGTATTCCGCGAGGGCGATTGTCCGGTCCTCCTCAAAGCCCCGCAGGTCGGGTCGCCCTAGAGAAGCGTGTTCGACGGTCATCCAGGGCCGCGTCGACGCAAACTCGTCGAGGACTTTGTCGGTCCCGTCTGTAGAGTCATTTTCGTAGACGTAATACTTGACCTCGCGAAACGGCGCGACGGCCGTCTCCAGAAGGGGCAGCGTGTTTTCCAGGTATGGCATCGCGTTGCGGGCGATAGACAACACGCAGAGTTTTGCGTCAGCCGCGACGCCGCGACCCATGTCCACAAATTCGTCGTACTGCTTCTGGTACGCCGGCTCGATGTTCCAGTAGTCATCGGGTTTCATTGACGAGGATCCAGAGGTGGTTTGGGTGGGCGTTTTGATAGGGATGGTTGAAGATCTGCAGGTCTTCGTGGCCCAGGCGGCGGACAGCCTCGCCAACCTCGGCCCGATTGTCGTGGATCTCGACGAGCCAGCGCGTGTTTCGGAACAGTGACGGCGTGGCGCTGTTTAGGGCGAGATGCTCCGCGCCCTCGATGTCCAGTTTCACGAAGTCGATCTCGTCGCAGCCAAACAGGCTCCGCGCGGTGTCCAGAATCCCGTCCATCGTCATGGCGTTGACGGTTGACTTGGCCTGCACAGGGGCGTCGCACTGGTCGCCGCCGCCGATCGGATGCTCGGGCAGGATCGACGATTGGTCCGGGTTTTCGCGCTGGTAGAAATCGACGGTTCCGGCCTCCAGGGAGCAGGCGGCCTCGATCAGCGTGGCGTTGGCCGGCAGGATGCCGCGGAGTTTCTTCGCCACCCGTGGATCTGGCTCCAGAGCCAGAACGTGATCGAACCTCTCGGCCAGCCACAGCGTCCACTCGCCGTCATTGGCGCCGATGTCGACGGCGACGCGGCAGGGGCCGCGGACGAGGCTTTTCTGCAGCGGCTCCAGGAACGATTCTTCCATTTACACGCACTCCTCCAGGAACTTTCTGGCGTCCTGCTCCGAAAACACCACGGCGCACAAGCACCCCGCAGCCGCCAGTTCCTTCATGCGGCGAATCTGGATCGGGCTCGGCTCGTTCCCAGGCACTTTGGCCTCCATCCACACGGCCCGCCCGCCCTTCAGGCACAAGATGTCTGGCAGGCCGGCCATCTGGTAGGCGTTGCCGTGGATCTTGATGGGGAACCACCCCAACGCTTTCGCGGTGGTCATGACTTTGGCGACGATCGTGCGCTCCAGCATGGGGCGTAAGTGTGTGGCCCTGTAGCCTGTGTGTCAATACGAAAAAGTCATATTTCGCTGGTCAAACTTGGTGTAGTGCGGCGGCCGCCAGCGGTCAGGTTTGCCGCACAGGCGCCGCGCCTCCTCTTCCGCAGACCACCCAAGCCTGACGGCAGCGCACCGCTCGGCAATTTCTTCCGGCGTGGGGTCCGCGGCCGGCGGTCGCGTGCGCCGCTGCTTCCGCTCGGGCAGGCCGTACTTCTTGCGCAGATGCCAGAGATTGCCCCTGGCCACGCCGATTCGCGCGGCGAGTTCGTCATTCTTGAGGTCGGTGTGCCAGAGTTGGAACAGCAGGGGGACGTCAATGATCTTGGCCATCATTTCTCCGGTTTCTGACAGGGGCAATCGGGGTGGTGCAACATGAAGCCATAGCCGCGCGCCCTCACGAAGCGGTGTCCGTCGTGTTCGATTGTCATGGCATACGGCGACGCGGACGTTCTCGCGGCGACGTCCGCGCGGATCGCCACGACAGCCCAGATGACGCCGACCGCAATGCCACACAGAAACAGCGTCCCGACGCAGAACTCTGCCAGCGTCAGCCCTTGCTCGTCGAGTGCGTCTTTCAGTGACATTTCGGCTTCCTGTATCCTTCGTATGCGTATTGCGCCCAGCGTTCCCACGATCCGTCAGACTGCATGGCGCTTACGAATTGAATCCTGTAAGTGTGCTGACCAAAGAGAAGCCCAGTTGTGCCGTCTTCTCTTGTGTAGTAGGCGATGTCTCGCGAGTCTGGAATTAGATATTTTCCGCAGCCGGCAACCTCTTCTTCGCGGCCGTCAAACGGGCCGCCGATGAATCGCATCAGCACTGTTGCGACGTCCTCTCCAGCAGCCCACGAAGCGCGGCCTGTCGCGTGCGCTCGCTTGGGTTCGTGCGGAGCGCCTTCCACGCAGCCCACTCGACAGCCTTTCGCTCCGCGTCGGTGAGCCGCAGCCTGCCGATCTCCTTGCTTGCCGACTCCGCAGACTCGCAAGCCGCCTTCCAATCTGCGGCTTTTTCAGACAAGCACTCCGCTACCGCGAGCCGCAGTCTCGCGATCTCTTCAGCCGCTTCTTCAAACAACTCACCGCTGTGAGCAAGGTGCAGCCCTCGCCAGTGTCGGAGGCGGGAGACGATGTCTCCTTCGTAGGCGGCTTTGGTTATGGTGTGCATTTCGTTCGCTCCAGCAGCGATCGGAGCGTGGCGTCCACCCTATCAGGCCCGCCAGTTCCGACATAGTAGGCAATCGCCTCACGCTCCGCGTCGGTGAGCGTGGGAGAGCGGTAGAGCGGGATGATGCCGTGATTCCCTGTAACTGCCTCGTCAATCGCCTTGGCCTCTTCTTCGATGCCATAGACATCGTAGATTCGCTGGCCGTCAGCAAGCACCACAGCCCACGCCACCGGCTCCCGGTGAGAACCAGCGGATGCAGGAGACGGCTCGGCACCGCCCTGCGTGTTGTCATCGTTCATCGTTCGCCGCTCCTGATCCTGCGTGTTCTCAGCCCAATCGCTCCAGCAGTGCTTGCAGCGTTTTCGCGTGATCGCCCGCCCCGTAACCGGCGTACCACGCAATCGCCGCACGCTCCTCGTCGGTGAGCGTGGGCTGGCGTGTCCGTGCCTCCCACTCCAACTCGCCTATCATCGCGTCGATCATCTCGCCGATGCGGTGGTCGCATATGCCGCGCAGCCGCTGGCGCAGGCGGGCGTTAGCGTCAGTCATTTCGTTCGCTCCAGTAGCCTGCCAAGAGTGACGGCGACCCTTTGGCACTCCTCGTCATCGTCGTTGTCTGCGTACGATTCCGCAGCACACGCAATCGCCTCCCGCTCCTCTGCCGTCAGCGTGAACGGCGTCAGCGAGCAGTGCAGCGTTGTGCGGCCAACAACGTAAGGGCAGGTCTGCGGGGTGCGGTAGAGCGGGATGACTTCCGCCATGCCGACAACCGCGCCTTCGGCGTCTTGGCGGCTGTACGACAGCCACATCGGCCTGCCGTTCTTCGTGACCGCCGCCCACGCCACCGGCTCCTGTTTCGCGTTTCGCGAATCTAGAAAATGCCCCCGCCCACCCGTCGCTTCTCCCTTTGTGTCGGGCCGCGTGTCGTCTAGGGGCCGCCCCTCGCCGCTTCCATCACTGGAGGCCGGTGGCTGCGCTGTCGCAGGCGAGGGGCCATCTGTCTCCACGCATGGTGGAGCAGTCTGATTGCCGGTTCGCTCCCGCTCGCGGAGCATGGCGTCGGCCCAGCGGTAGGCGTGCTTCAGTAGGTATTCCCACTGCAATGCAGTTGGATACTGATTGGCCTCGTCGGACAACAGCCCGGTGAGGGCCGCTGCGGCGAAGTGGTCGCGGTCTGTCATAGCCCAAGCACCTTTCTCTCGGCCTTCGTCAACTTCGCCAGCGCCTTCTTCCTGTCGGCGGCTTTCTGCTTTTCCTCGGCTTCGCGCTTCTTGCGTTTCGCGTCGGCGATCTTGTGATCCCTGGCCCAGACCTGCAGTTCCAGGGAGTATTTCGACAGGTCTTTGACCTTGCTGATTCGGGCGCACAGTTCTGCCGTCAGTTCGTCCGCAAACACACGATCCAGCCGCTGACTGTAGGCGCGCTTGTCATAGCCGTCCCAGCCGCCGGACTTTGGGTTCGGCGGCCCCTTGCCGTCCAACTCGTCGAGCAGAAGCAGAATGCGGCTGCACTCGACTTCCAAGCCCGTCGAGCGCAGATGGTCACTGTTGCACGGCATCGTCTGGCTCCTTCTCAAGAAAACTGGCCGGCGCCGGCGGCCCCTCGCGCCACCACAAGGCCGCAGTGGCCGCGATGCCGGCGAGGAAGCACACCACGAACAGGGCCATTTCCCATCGGTCGACGGTCTTCATGAGTCGGCGGTACTCCTCTTCACTCAATGTCGGCCCCGTTGATCGTGTCGAGGATCTCCTCGGCCAGCCGGATCTCGCCGTCATCGGAGTCCGGGTGGTCGATCGCGTCGCGGCACAGGCACTGAATGCGGTGCATGAGGACGATCAGCGATTCGCCGTTCAGGGCGGCTTCAAACTCTTGGATCTCGTCGGGGATCTGGAACGTCAGCGTGGCGCGCATCATTTGCCTTTCTTTTTGGCCTTGGCGGCAATATCGAGGGCGATCGCAACGGCCTGCTTTTGCGGCCGCCCTTCTTTCTTGAGCGTCTTGATGTTCTGACTGACCGTCTTCTGGCTATAGCCCTTCTTCAAAGGCATCGTCTTCCATCTTTCTGTTGAAGTATTGGACGAGTTGCGTCTGAAACGCCCCCAGCGACTCGTCGAGCATCTTGCCGGCAAATACGACGCCGCTGGATCGCGTGTCCTTGCCGATCTCGGCCGTGGCGAACGCAAACGCGCTCCGCATGGCTTTGATCGCCAACTCGATCTGCTCCAGCGTCACGCTCGCATCCACCGATTGCCGTCCTTTGCGAACATGGTTGGCGACAGGCCCGCCGAACGAGCCACGACCATCATGGGCGGCGCGAAGACCGCCACCGCCCCCGGCGTGTCGTGCAGATAGGTCGCGTATAGGGCTTTGGCCGCGAGCGTGGCGACGCCACGGCGGCGGTAGTGTTCGTCGACGTAGGCTTCCAGGGTGTTCCAGATGCAGCCTTCGGTCTCTTCCCAGGCTTCTGTCCGGCACCACCCGACGATCTCGCCCTTGTCCCGGACCACGGCGATCCGGCCGTTGAAGACGTTGGTCTCCATTGCAGCCCGGAACACGCTCCCGCGCTTGGTCAGCGCGTAGATGTTGGACAGGTCGTCGTCGTCGAAGTTGGCGAGCGCGTCAGTTGTGACGTCCATGTGCGATCTCTGCGTACTCGGGATTCAGTTCGATGCCGACGCCTTGTCGGCCCATTTCTTCTGCAACTGCACAAACCGTGCCGGAGCCGGCGAAAATATCGAGGACCGTGTCGCCTGGATTGCTCGACACGCCGACGATGCGGCGCACCAGTTCAGACGGGAGTTGCGTCGGGACGCCCTTGACGCGTTCTTTGAACGTCCCGCACACGCGGCTGATCGTCCAAACGTCGCCCATGATCTTGCCGCCGGCCGCCGCACGTTTGTCGCCGTACTTGGTCTGCCGGTCGGACGGCACCGTGACGGCGTCCTTGTTGAACGTGAAGTTCTTGGGGTCTTTGACGGCGTAGAACATCGGCCGGCTCGTGCGGCCGAACTTGTTGTGGCAATAGACCCCGAAGGTCTCGTGCCAAGTGATCCGGTTGCGGATCGTGAAGCCGGCGGCCCGAATCCCCAGGTCGATCTCGGCGCCGTATTCCTGGCCGCTGATGATCCAGAGGGATCCGGTGGCTGACAAAATCCGGTGGCACTGGGCGATCCACTCGCGGCACCACTCGGCGTAGTCATCGCGGAGGTCGGCCTTTTTGCCAGCCCCGTAGTCGACGCCGATGTTGTAGGGCGGGTCAGTCAGGATCAGGTCGACGCTTTCGTCGGCCAGTCGCCGCATGACCTCAAGGCAGTCGCCGGTGACGATGTTCACGCTGGCCACCCTCCGCGAGTCACGCAGGCGCCGGGATCCCACTCGGGGATCGGGAGCCAGTAGTCAACGGCCTGCAGGTCGCCCATCTCGGCCACGAACCCTTGATCCTGCAGGTACGAGTGCCAGACACCGTCGCGGAGCCAGCCAGCGAAATTGCGGTACGTCCCGTTGGTCAGCACGAACTGGCCGACGATGACCGTCTGCATTTCGTCAGGCAGTTGCTCGGCGACGGGAATCCATGGTGAGTCCCATCTTGTGCTTTTTGTGCATGATCCCTGACAGGCTCCGTCCGAGGAACGTGGCGATGTGTGGCTCTGTCGCCCCAGAGGCGACGAGATCTCGCAGTTGTTGCTCATCGGCGTCCGACCATCGGCGTCCGCCGTTGGCGGCAGCAGCGCGGTACTTGGCTCGCAGTTCGTGGCGTTTTTCATATTGCGGCGTCCCTTTTCTTTGTTTTGCCCGACACTTCTCGCGTCCATGCTCGGTGTTGTAGTACCGCTTCCAGGCGTCTTTGGCCGCCTGCGACTTGTACCAGCGGATCATCGACTCCCTGGCGGGAGACCCTTCGACGGCCCGCATCGCTCGCTGTTTCTCGATCTTATTCATCGAACCACGTTGTGTACGGGAGCAAGGTGACGTAGACGGCCACGCCGATCAGCGACATGACGGTGGCGACGTTCAGCCAGAGGTTAAGCATTCTTGTTGCTCGTCAGGAGTTCTTCCCGGTAGACGCCGACGTCATGCGGCGCCTTGATGCCGATGCGGACGGCGCCGTTCGGCAGGACTTTCACGATGGCGATCTCGATCCCCTTGCTGGGGATGAGGACTTTCTCGCCCGCTTTCCTTGTCACTACAAGCATGGCTGACTCCGTTCAGCGTTATGTGGCAGCGTAGCCTACAGAGGCAAGCCAATCCTTGCAAGCCTCTTTCACCGATCCACTCTTGTGCTTTCCTGCACACCACTTGATGTATGCCATTCCCTGTTCGGTTTCTGACACTTGTGCAAGTGTCATGCCGGAGTAGCGGCCGTCGAAGAAAATAAAGTCCGGAGCCGATGGCTTCAGTGTCCGCGCGGCCAAGACGTCCATCTTGAAGCCGCAGAAACAACACTCGATCAGCCACTGGCCGCGATAGTCGTCGATAATGTCAAAATAGGTAGACCCGCAGTCGCAGGTGTAGTCGCCCTCCGAGCGGCCGATGATCTCCATGGGCCGCGTTTTGTGGGCCGGCGCAGGCGCATTCTCTGGGGCCGGCGGCTTCCTGGCGGTCTTCTTTTTCTTCTGGTCCGGGACTTCTTCCGGCGAAATGTCGAAAAGCAGGCTCATAGTTTCAGGTTCATCCGGTAGTCCACCGGCTCCGAGGACACAATCAGTTCGTGTCTGGCCCTTGTCACGCCGACGTACTCGATGCGGCGCTCTTCGTCGTGCTGCTCGCGATCAGACCGCTGGGCTTCGTCGATCCGCCGCGTCGTGGTGGTCGACATCACAACAACGTCGGCCTCCATGCCCTTCGCAGCATGAATCGTGCCGAGCCTGATCTGTGGCCGTGTCGCCAATTCGGCGCCCCATTTGACGGCCGAGTTCCGCCAGCGGTCCCCGCCAGTTACCAGATCCCCCCAGGTGCCGCCGTTCACCCGGTCGACCATGGCCTGCGTCATGCCGGTGTCTTCCAGGTCGGTCGGAAACACGACGTCCCAGCGGCGCACCGTGAGTTCGTTCTGCCACAGGGTCTTCGTGCCGCGGTCCAGGAGCGGCCCGTCCTTGCCGCGGGACGGCAGTTCCTGGATGGCGCAGGCAAAGTCATCGCCTGACACGGCCTCGCCGTGTTCCAGATCCCACAGGGCTTTGATGCCCCGCATGGCGGCGGTGTTGTCCTTGGACTTGAGTTTGGCGAACGGCATCTTCCGTTTGCGGAGGGCTTCGGCCCAGTCCTCCAGCGTGAAGTTGCAGCGGGCCAGAATCAGCGTCGGCCGCTTGGGGTCCAGGCTGGGGATGACCGCCGATGGCCCGCCGGCCCGAGAAATCTTGCCGTCATGGTCGGCGGGGGCCACGCCGCGGTCGAAGTAGCCGTCGTGCATCTGCCGCAGGCAGCGTTCGCCGAGGGCCAGAATC